GATTAGTACAAATAAATTATTATTTTTGCAAATAAAACTATAATAACATAAGTATGAATGAAAATCAAGACAAATTAAATGAAGCTAAGAAGCAGTTACAAGAACAGATTAATAATAATAAGTTCAAAGTAAATCAATACGACAAATATATAAAATGGGGTATAATTAGCATGATTATATTAGCGTTTATAATATTTGTATTGCCTTTGCTTCTTGGAATGGGTTTTTTAGTTATATATATGGACGATATAATTAAAGCTATACAAAGTTAACGTTTATAAGGCAAATAACCTCTCGGAGCAGGTAAGACAGGACGAGGGGCGGGAAGTGACGGAGTAGAAGGGGTTGGAGAAAATGTTGCAGAACGGCGAAACAAATTTCCTACACCTCTAAGCATTCCACCGGTCATCACATTGCCAAAAAGGTCAACGGCTTGATTGGCACGTTTAAAGAATAAATCGCCTGGGGCTTGCATTGCATTCCAACCATCTGTAACATATGTACGTAGATGTGCATATTTACGACCATTTACGTCCCAATTTCTTAATTGATAATCTTTATAATTTTGGATTTCTTGACCTCGTGCAGAAGCATTTTTATTTCTTGTGTCTGCCTTACTATTTGCTTTGTCATAAGGTAACAATTCATTAGAACGTCTTGCATTCGCATTATTTAAATTAGTACTAGAATTTAAATTCTCTATTCTAGCACCTCTAGTCGCATTTAAATCTCTTTGTTGTTCACGCATTAAATTAGCGTTTGCAATGTTCATTTTGATACGAGATACAATTTCGTTTAATGTTTGTTGTGCAGTTTGTAAATCAATATTCCATGCACCAGCTTCTTTTAGAAACTTAGCTTTTTCAGCTTCTAACCATTTTAAATTACCTTCAGCGGCTGCAAGTTTAATATTTTCGCCTATTAGCTGAATTTCTTTAGCTATCTTTTTATTATCTCCTAACGCTCGTTGGTCGGCAATCGTCATAGGCGTGCCGTCTGGCTTAGTCATAGGAACGCCATTTTCATCTACTGCTTGTTGACCTAAAGAGTTATTTATTAACTCTGTTCCTAACTTTTCAGCATCATTTTTATTAGCTTGAGAAAGTGCTAAATTAATATTACTTTGTGTTTGTGCAGCTTGTTCACCTCCTTGTACATTATATTCTTTATTAAAAAATTCATCTCTTACTTGTTGCTGTTTTAAATCATAACTTTCTTTAGAAGAGTTTACGAAAGAATTATAAGATTGTGCAAATGAACTGCCTGCATTTTGTAAAGCTTGACCAAATGAGGGGTTAAAAGTGGCGGGGGCACTCTCGGGACTTGCAGAACCTGCACTATTAGAGTTTACAGCGTTAGCAGAAGCTTGACCATTATACAAATATGGATTATAACCAGCTTGTTCTATTCTACTTCTTACATTACTTTCGTTAGTCCATTCTCTATTTTCTGAATTGATTTTGTCGTTATATTCTTGTTGTTTTTGCAACATTAACTCTTGGTGCGCTCTATTACGGGCGTTTTCTCGACGTTGTGAAGCTGAACCAAATATTGAGTTAAAAGCACCTCCAATCAAAGAGCCACCGGCTGAAACAATACTACCAAAGAATGGGTCTATTACTCTTTTTTGACCTAACGAATTAAGAGATTGACCTATATTGTTATTAATTACTTTAGATACTATCATAATATACTAAATATCAAAGTTTTAGAACTAAGTGGTAAAGTTATTTCTAACTCTACCACTCTTTATTAATTCATAATTATTAGCTTTCAGAACTTTCAGAACTTCCGCTATTAGTTTCGGTTGCTTCGTTTGCATTTTCTACCAATTTACCAGCAACATAATTACCAAAGTGTTCATTATCTACATTAGTAGAATTATATCTACTAGGTGTCATTGCAATTAGTGTAGCATCGTCAACTTGTCGGTTGTCCTTTTCGCTTTTTGGCATTTCCTGCATCGTAGACGCATACTTTTCTTTTTCCATTGCGGACACATTGGGCGATAATAACTTACTTACTGCATTTGTAGGATTTCCAGTAACTTCATCAGGTGGGAAGAGAGTAGAAACTACTTCGTTAATCTCGTGGTTGAACTCTGGCAAATCTTCGTTTGCTTTTGGGGTTTCTTCCATTACTTTTAGCTGTTCTTCTGTCATATATGGGAAGAAAATACTTAAATCATTCATATAATAAATCCTTTCTTTTAAACGTGTGGCATTCCGTCAGTACTCATATCTGAAACTTTCATAATATCGAAGAAGCAACTACCAAAGACTTGGTCAGTTAATTCACTACCATTATAATTAACAGCAAATACATCGTCAAGCCATTTAGGGTTAATTTTCAAACTTGATATATCGAACTTAGAGCCGAGACCAGCGTCACGAGAACGAGCGACAGACCAATAAGAAAGGGGTTCACCTTTGGCAAATTGTCCGTGATTGAGGTCAAGAGCGGTCTTGTATTCAGAATAACGAGGTTGCCAGCCTAAAGCCTGCGGTATATATTTTGTAGGGTTAGTACCTTTTATAGATACCGGAGGGTAACGCCAATTTATATTTTTAGCGTAAAGGGGTTGCATACCTAAGTTTTCGAACTCTGGTACAAAAAAATCACCTCTTTCTAGTTTCTGTACAAAGGGATCAATTCTAGTAGAATCATATTGAACGGCAGGTACAAGGGAGTAAATACACATCAATATACCATGTTCTTTAGCGTCAAATTTTATTTCGCCATAGCCATTACCAACAGCTTTACCAGTTGTACGACCGAGATAACCACCAAGTTTAGCATCTTTACCAGTAACAGAAGTACCAGCAGTCTGAACAACATCACCAACTTGTAAGTTAGAGTCAAATCCGCCTATATAAATACAATTTCCGTCACGACCTTCGTCGACTTCTATACCAAAATGAGCACGCATTTGTTCTTTGTATGTTTTTCCTGCACGCATTGTTATACTAGCAAGTTTATCAAGGGCAAAAGCGTTACGAATATCATCAACGGATAGATTAACCGAATAGGTTTCGGGCTGGTTAAGTGTTGCAGAATGTTGATAAGCACCCATTTTAATTGTTACACTTGCGTTTTCTTGCGCTCTAGCATTGTCACCAAGTGTAGTTACATTAGCACCACTAAGTTCATAGGAATTATTACCTAAGAAAAATTTAGGGTTAAAGTTTTCAATACTGAAAAGTGGAGTAGGGCGAACGTTTGTAAATACATCTAGATTAGCATTTCTATACTGTAAATCAAACCAACCATAAGCGTTAACTTCTGAAAAAGCTACTTTTCGAGGGTTTGAGTTAGATATAAAAAAGTCAATGTTAAACTTAGCCATATCAAATTGTTCGTAAGTTGAATTACGATAATAATCAGCATAAATTTTCTGATAAGCGAGTGCACGGAGTGGAGAAACAGAGCCTAAACCGCCATTAGATATAACTGCATCGGTATAAGCTTCACCAGCTGAAGACGAATATTTACCATATCCTAACAAATCCATTAAACGGAAAGCATTTTTCTTCTTTTCAAAGCCAAAAATATCGGTAGTTTGTAGACTTTTAAAGCCTTCGACTAATTCTTTTATTTCCATATATGGGAGGTACTGCAATACTTTAGACTTCAAACCTTGTAAGTGACTAGTGCGGTAGTCGGTCATACCGGTAATAAATTGGTCAAAGTAAGTGAAGAGTTGTTTGTATGGTACAAAATAGAACTCATACACACCACGCATAGACATAAAAGCGGCACTATTCATTGGAAGTGTACGCATAAAGTCGGTAGCAGATATTTCTACATGGTCATGGGGCATTAAATCCATAGTTAAAATAGGAAGTAAAGCACCAGCAGGGGCAGTAAATAAGTGTCTTTGTGAGAGGTCAAACGCATTTCGAGGGCGATTTGCTCTACTAGGTTTAA